CAATCCTTTCTTTTAAGCATTGGTTGTAGGTGTTCATTGCTGTTGCCTGTACCTGCAAAAGTGCTTTCTGTACATCATCAACGGCTTTCACTTTGTCCGACATTAGAAAAGCATCAAGTTTATTCAGCTTTTCTTCCAGTTGTGCCTGTTCATCAATCAGGCGGTCTTTAAAATCATTCATTTGTATATGTATTAAGTTACGTGCAGTAATTATTCCCCCACTGCACAAAAAGGGGTTTTACATATTCATAGCCCCAAAACGTTAGGCGTAATGCTACCGTACTACGACAGTTTTGCGACCGTCCCATAAATTAGCATCCAAATCATTTACTACATTTTCAGCAAAAGCAAATACCTTTTCTTTATCTGTTACCAATCCCGATACCCTTACAATCGTTTTACCTTTTTTCATTGATTTACGATTGTTCTTTAATTCCCATTTGAATATTCCAACTGAGAATGTTTTGTTCCACCCAGTTTCCGATAAACAATTTTCTTTGTCATAATCGTGTTTGCCAACAAATTGAACATCTTTAATATTGTACATAATTTTAAGATTTAAAAGCACATACGCCTAACAATATGTATAAAATATAGGCGATTCAGTGCAGGTTTATACTTTTCTACTTTCTATTTAGTTTTGTGTAGGTGGATAAGGCAGTAGTTCCTATTCGCCTACATTTCATACATTTAACGTTATTTCACGTACAGAACGTCGTTCATGTCAATTATTTCACACCCTTCGCTTGTCGGATAATTCTCTCGTTTATAAACGATGATCTGACCAACTTCAACTTCCATTGGAGTTGATTTTGTGCCTTGCCCGACTGCGACAACTTCTCCTTCCCTTGTTCTACTCGCTACTGAGGCTGTCTCCGGGATAATTATTCCCCCTACTTCCGTCACTTTTTTCTCTATTCTTCTGACTGCTATTCCAAGATTTTTTACTTTCATGTTGATACGATTTTACAGTTATTTCATCAAATTCATTTGGATTAATTATCATCAGTGTCTTTGGTCTGTCCGGCATATTAACGAAGCAGACAAAGACAATTTCCTGTTGCGTTGTTGTACCCCCTTCATAGACGGCAATGGTTTTTGTGAGTGTTTCCTGACTGACGACTTCGAGGGTAAGATTAACCCCTGTCAATTCATTGTCGTCGTTCATTTCAGGAATGATGATGCTGTGGATGCGGTAGTTGCGGTAGTCACTCATTACGCAATTCTAATTTATAAATTTTGTCTTTTAATGCACGTATTACCTTGCACACAGCATAATCGTTTATCCATTTTGGGTCATCAATAAATGTCATAACAGTAAGTTCATCCCTATTAAGATCATATAGGATTCCATCCGTGTCCTGTTCAATAAATTCAGCAAGATTTACACACATTAATCCATCAATAGAAGCAAACACTATATTGCCTTTTTGATATTCTTCTCTTATTTTATCTTTCAATTCACTCATACAAGTATTTCAATTCGTGAATCTTACGGTGACAAAGTTCTAATTGAGTTCTAATTTCATCTTCGTTTTCATCGTTGATTATTAGAGAAACGAGACGATTGAAAGAGTAGGCTGCATCGGTCATAAAACCTTTGAATCCTTTTTCCTCGATTTGCTTATCAATGACTTCCTGTGGGTTGTCAATTTGAAAGTTTGGATCGGTAAAAGAATTGAGCCTGATACGGCATTTATCCAAAAATTCTTTCCATTGAAGGTATCTGATGTCTTTAGTTTCCTTGTAGATTTGAATTTTTTTGGATGAATAGATGACAGTTGCATGGTTTAATCCGTATCTTTTCCCGGCTGCTGTTGTAGTCATTTTTAAGACTTCATTACGGTAAACCATGCAAAACTGTCGTCCAAGCACATACGAACCGTCTCTGTTCTTTTGTGACAATTCTTCGGGGTTAATCCCAAGCATGTCGCCAACAATTTGTTCGTAGTAGAATACGCTCATAATCAATACGGAATATCATCGTCAAAATGTTGTTGTTGTCTTTGCGGTGCTTGCGGTTGTGCCGGGGTATTTGTTGCTCCCCGATTATTTGATTCAACGGAAGTAACTTTTACCCCGTAGTTCTTGCGCTCCTGACCGCTTTTGTCGGTATAAGAAGTAGTGGTCAGATACCCGGAGATCACCACAAAGTCACCTTTCTTCACAAACTTTTCAAAGTATTCGGCATTGGTTCCAAACGCTTCCACATCATGCCAATCCGAAACCTGTTCTTTGTTCCGGTACATTTTTGTGGCAATCGAAACCCGTGCAACTTTAAAACTTTCCCGTGCTACAATCTTAGGGTCTTGCCCTACAAAACCTGATAATGTTACGTTGTTCATTTATTTTCGTTTTCAAATTCGTTCCACCAATCATCAAATGTGTATAATGAATTTAAGTTCATTTTATTCCATGCTTTCTCAGCACAATACTTTCCGTATTTTTCCATTGCTTTCAGAACATCATCTTTCCCATAAAACACATAGCGTTCAATGTCTGTCATTCTATCGCAATACATTCTGAGTAATTCTTCTTTCTTTGTCATGCTAATCTCTTTTTTATTTTTTCAATGATTTCGTTTTTAATCTTCACGGCTTCAAGTACCCGTGACTTTAAGAGGGCGATGTCGGCTTGGTTTGGGTAAATTGGCAAAACACTCATCCGAAGTTTTCCTGTAAAACTTTCAGAATATGAAATAAAATCCCAAGAATCTGCATCCGTTACCGCAAATCCCATCATTATCTGCCAATAATATTCCGGTTTTTCAGATTTAAGTTCTTCTGCCGAAGTAATCATTAAGTGCTTTAGGTGGTTTGTGGGATCATACGGGCATTTGTATTCCGTATATAAATTTTGCGTTTGTAAACCTGAACTGTGAACTTTCCCATCAGGGCTTGCACCTGCCTGATCACACCAATCGGCAATAATGAATGGCTGTTCGATTACTTTTACACCAAATGCCCTTTCGTAATGTTCTTTGGCGTATGGCTCCATAAACTTTCCCCACTCCATTGCTTTTGTTTCAACCATTGGAAGTTCTGCTCCAAGTTCTTCAGCCACGCACTCCATAATGTAGGACTCACCTGTTTTACCCAGTCCACGAACACCCATGATCTTGTGTACCTCGGAAGCAGTTATTTTCCCTCTACGTTGGGCAAGCCACTCATCCGACCCCTGGAAAATCTGGATCAGTTCGTCTCCTGATTGTTCAACTTGTTCCATTTGTTGTACGCTTTTTCAGTTGAAATTTCTTCTTCCTCTTCCTCAATATCGGATTCCACGTTAAAAACCTCATCAAACTTTTTCCATACTTCTCGTGGTTCTCCGGTCTGATATTCCCAAAGCCACTCTGCAAAAGACATGGCTGTTTCTTTTTTGCTCATTGTCGAACTATTTGTTTTCTCCCAAGTCATTTGATTCCTGTTTAAGCATTAAATCTGCAATAATATAAGCATCCTTCGCATCTTCAAATCTATTTGCTATTACAAGACCTTGCATCGCCATACACGCAGCGAAGAAACGCTTGGACATACCAGTTTCTATTTTTCCCACCATACCTGAATGATAAATTCTTTCCGTTAAAGAAGGGAATGCCGGTTCGTTTTTCATAACAACTTCCCCTCCTGCGGTTTCAGTGTTTCAACTTTGATTGCCTGCGGGTTTTCTTCGACTTTGTTTTTAAACAGTTCGTTGGCATTTAATTCCCCATCTTTCAAAGCCTGAGCAAAACCTCTAAGGTCGGCAATCTGTTCTGCCTTGATCTGACCAACTGAGCGAAGTCCAAGCAAGCGAAGAATGTCGCCTTCCTTTGCATCATATTTTTCGGAAAAGAAATCAAGCATCTTCTTCCGGGCTGCCAATATTTTCTGATCGTCCGACAAATCACCGTTGGCAAAGTTAAAAGCTGCTTTGTACACGGCATCAGTTAATGCTTTCGGAACAACTTTCAAAATTGCATTTCTTTCAGCGATTGCGAGTGTCGCCATTGCGTTTGTCTCCACCACACTGTCAGCAAACCTTTGTCCGTTCTTTCCAATGATGTTTCTACGGGCTTCCACACTCACGGCATAGTTTGTTTCAAGATCAAATGCAACTGCTTCAGCAACGATCTCTGTTCTCGAAATCTGTTTGATTCTCTGCTGAACACGAATGTTACCATACTGCTGACAGATGATACGTGCAAGGTGTACCGATGGGCCGGTAATCTTACTCCCGGCAACTGGCTTCGCATAACGGCAACTTTGCGCTGTTTCAATGTCCATGCTGACAATAGCGATTGAGTTATTCTTCACCCGCATAAGGTCTCTTGGAAACTTCTTGGCAGTAGCTATCTGCGTGTCAATAGCTGCTCTCTCCTGTGCTTCAAATACTTCGATTCCTGTGGATTCAAAGATTTGGATTCCGTGTTCTTCGTGATTTTGATTTTCCATGTTCTTTTAAATAAAGGTTTTAAGATTTTTAATGCACGCATATAAGCGTGTGTTGTTTCTGCTAAATTCTTTTATTACTTCATTCATAGAATCCGTGTATTTATCGCTTTGTGGTTGTTTTTCAGGTTCTCCAATTTCTTGTGCTAAAAAGACTTTAAATCTCCCGATAACAGCATTAAGGTCAGTAATCATATTGCCAAATTCAGCAACTTCTTTTTCCAATCTTTCTTTTAACTGAAACAGTTCTGGGGTAGAGCTTGTCATCCCAACATTTTCATAATCTAATTTTTGACTACCGAATGATTTTGTTTCCATGTTCTGCAATTTTACTTAACGTATTTTTTCATTGAGTTATAAAAATCTTCGCACATCTGTTCAAAGTCTTTAAGCATTATGTCATCAGAAACGGCGAGGTCAATTCTGTTTTGTCCTAACATCATACATTCGTACATAATGCCAATCCTGTCACCGGCAGTCGGATACTTTCTCCAATCGTAGAAAAGTAAGCCAATAGAATACAGCTTCTTTTCGTGATAATTGTCCCAAACAGTTTTCCAATAGGCATAATCTTCATGCTTTAAGTTTTGTTTATACTTAGTGAATCCCGCATTGTTCAACCATGCCGTTACATTTCCCAACCACTGATCAACCGTCTCAGGTGGACTTGTTACGTTGTACTCTATAATTGGATTTTGATTCATTGTTCTGCAATTTTTTCTTTACAAAGTTAAGAATATTCGTGTTAATTACAATGTTTAAATGTAATTTATTTTCATTCTACATAAGGCTATCTGCCAATTATGAGTAGGGCCGAATCCACCATGTCCTGATCTAACTTGCCCTTGTACCCTGACATCATGCGGAATTGCTTGATGCTGTACTTTGAAGTCCGGGGTTGCACGAGTTCGTACTCTAAGCCAAGGTATTCGCACATCTCCGCAATTAGCTTCCCGACCTGATGATTGGCCCCTACCTTTGTTCCTATCCGACTTGCCACATTCTCTCCTTTGCCCGAAACATGCCAGTTGGATTTGGTGTTGAGCCACCCAGCCTCAATGTAAACTTTTATTTTATAATCATCGTGAGGAATAATCTTGTAATGTTCTAATAGTTTATACATTTGGAAAAATCGAACTTTCGTGATTCCAAGTTCTTTTTCCCCACTATCTGAAATATACATCTTTGCATAACCTGAAAACTCTACATCCGGATCAATCCCTATCAGAATCTTGTTCATTCCCTTTAAATTTATTTGCGTTTATAACTATTCCTTTCGGTAAATTTAATAATCCTTTCTTGTAGTAGTAATCAAAGACCATCCCGATACTTCCTTCGGGGGCTGGTTCCTTTGGGGTAAGGGCAATTAATGGAACTGGTTTTGCTTTCATGTGTTAAAATCTTCGTGTTCAAATCTTTTCTTTGATGCCCTAACTGCACATTGGTTCAATAAAGTCCAATGCCAACTGTTTGTATTACACCTCCAGCAATCATCTTTATAGCGATTTTCAAAATCAATTTTGATATGTCCACAATTTGAACAAAGAAACATTCTCATATAATTATCCCACATTGGGTATAATTCATATCCCTTTTCAACACCTGTTTCTGTGTAATGCACAAAATCTATTGGCATTCCACAAAACAAAACAAGCGGTTGATTAAACCAACTTGCAGCAGGAATTGTATGATGTTCAAAACTTTCTGGTTTTATTTCAATCCAAACACCATCATTTTCATTCCTGACAGATACGTTTGGAAGAAAAAAGTCAGGAAGATATTTTTCATTGTTGTGCTGAAATCCTTCGAGTTCATAATAGTATTTGATTCCTGCATAATCAAAAAACGCTGCCCACCTTGCCTCAAGGCGTGATCGAAAATAATTTCCGTTGTAAAAAGTATCTATTGCTTTCATATCAAAATGGAATATATTCAGTATTAGTATGAATGGGATTGTTTCTTATTTCTCTAATTAAAGATAGTTTCCCCCTTAAAAAATCAACTTTATCACACCTAATATCAGCCAACTCATCTACTATTTTACGTTCGATTGTAAAAAGTACGTTGTCATAATCTGTGTGAACACTTTGCATTACTTTCTTTGCAAATTCATAATCAATTTTCGTTTCCATGATAATTAATTTTTATTGTTAATACTAAAATGGTACATCTTCTTTCATTTCCCAAAGGTCAGCCGAAACAACTTCTTGTACAAGCCAGTTTGAATTATCCCATCTTCTTTGCTGTTCCGTATCCGGTTCAAATCTTCCGTTCACCTGATTGTAAACAAGTCCGCTTATCCCTTGTTTTCCTAAATGTTTAAATTTGATCTTCTGCCAATAAATTTCAACATTATCAGTCATTATATTTTTGTCGTCAAATACCCTATGTACAGAAATCCCATAGTCTGTCTTGTTGTAAAAATTCGCTGACCCCGATATGTTATACAAAGTAGGGACTGCACCCCCTTCGAGTTTTACCGGATGTGCAACCAAGATAACAAGGAGATCATTGATTTTTGCAAACATCGTAAGTTTATCAAGGAAATGGCTAATATATTGTGTTTCGGTCATATTCTTTTCAACCTGATGTTCGAGCCTGTTATACGGGTCAATGACAAGAACCTTTATCCCTCTTGACTTAACGTATGATTTTGCGTTGGTCAGAACCTTGTCTATGGTTATGTCTTTATCCGGTAGAATATAAAAGAAATTATCCTCTATGTATTCCAAAGCCATATCAAAATCCATCTGAGAACTATCCTTACTGTTAAACCTTTTCCCAATCAATTTCTCGTAAATCTTGGCATAATGAAATTTCAACGGGTAATTTTCAGGGGTAAAGTATGCAATCTTCCACCCATATAAAAGATTCAGCTTGCAGGTAATAAAGTCCACAAATTCACTCTTACCCGATCCTGGACGACCTGTAAATATTGCAAGCCTCTTTGTTTCCCAGGAACAGTATTCATCTATCTCAGGAATATTAATTGTTGCTCCCCGTTGAACCCCATTCTTAAACAAATCTTCGATCTCAGGGATTAACCGATCAACCGTTATGTTCCCCTCTATAACAACCGGCAGAGCATTTTTAATTAAATACTTAAAGTCAAACCCATTCTCATTGCAAAAATACTCATTGGCATCTTTGTGTTGCTTAAAGTTTACCATCATGCAATTTTCGGCACCAAGTCTGCGAATAAGTTCATCCCTAAGTTCTATCCCTTTGGTATCA